GATTGAGATTCAAGGACTCAAGGAGGCAATTCGTTCCCTCAACAAAGTTGAGCCTGGTCTCCGTAAACAGTTTGTTCAGGATGCGTCTCGCATTGCTCAGCCTGCTATCAGGGAAGTTCAACGGGGTTATACGCAAGTTCCGCTTTCGGGTATGGCACGCAAATGGGAACAAGCCAACAAGAAGATATTTCCGTTCTCGGTTGCTCGAGCAGTTTCTGGTGTCAAGTTGAAAGTTGATGCAAGCCGTGAAGCCGTGTCTTTGATTTACATCACGCAGACGAACATTGCAGCTGCGGTATTTGAAGCAGCGGGACGCACCAACCAAAATCGCCTTGGGGATTCACTTGGGCAACTTCGCCCTGGCACAACTCGAGTCCTCGGGCCTGCCGTCTATCGCAAGCGCAGAGACATTGAGCGTGAGATGCTAAGAGCGTCAATGGACGCAATTCGACTTGTCCAGAAAGAACTCAACTGATGGCACTTGCAATCCCAATCATTACAGAATTTGACGGGAAAGGAATAAAATCCGCCCTTAACGAATTCAAAAATCTGGAGACAGGCACCGAGAAAATCGGCTTCGCAGCGCAACAAGCAGCCAAACTTGCCGTCATTGGTTTCGCAGCGTTAGGAGCAAGTGCAGCAGCTGCGGGAGCAGTTCTTTTCAAGGCAGCACAAGCAGCAGCCGAAGACCAAGCAGCACAAGTTCAACTTGCCAATTCCATCAAGGCAACCACAACAGCATCTGACCTCCAAATCAAAGGCGTTGAGGAATTCATTGACAAGACTCAGCGGGCTACTGGCGTCGCCGACGACAATCTTCGTCCGGCACTTGGTCGGCTTGTCAGGGCAACAGGTGACGTCACAAAGGCTCAAGACCTCCTCAATCTCAGCCTCGACCTAAGCGCGTCAACAGGGAAATCGGTTGAGACGGTGGCAAACGCCGTTGCGAAGGCTCAGGAGGGCTCCTATGGGGCTCTGGCGAAACTTGGTGTTGGCTATGACGCTGCAACATTGAAGGCAGCAGGATTTGAAAAAGTCCAGGGGATGCTCGAGGACAGATTCGGCGGTTCAGCAGCTGAAAAGGCTAAGACTTACGAGGGCGTCGTTGCTCGCCTCAAAATCACTCTCGGCGAATTGCAAGAGTCAATCGGCTACAAGGTGCTTCCAATTTTGACCAAACTTGGCGACTCGGCGGTTCGCGTCGCTGAAGCGTTCGGTCTTGACGGCGCAGCTGGAGGAGTCAAACAACTTCGATTTGAAATTGTGTCCCTCGGTACCGATTCAAATGGCATGATCAACACTTTTGGCAAAATCTACGACGCCATCATTGGCTTCACAAATGGTGTCATGGCTGCACTTGCTATCCCGCTCGCTGCAATCAACTTCCTTCGCACTGGCGATTTGGGAACGTACACCGTCAAAAAACTTCCTTCGTTCGCTGACCTCATGGCAGCAAACCCAACATCCAACCGTCCCGTCTCAACACAACAGGCCGAGTCCATGTTCAATTTCTCGAGCGGTGCTGGCGCAGTTGCTGGAAACGTCCCTGCATCTATCCCAAGTCTCCCGTCAAAGAGAGCGTCTGAACCTCCAATCTCTGCAATGCCTACTGGCACGGGATACAACTCAATGGCAGGCGGACTTGCTGGTATTCCTGGCGTTGACTTCGGCAACTTCGTTTTCAACATCGACGCAGGACTCATTTCCTCCCCCGCAAGCATTGGGCAGGACATCATTGACGCCATCCTTGCAGCACAACGAGATTCAGGTGCGGTCTTCGCACCGGCATCAGGACTGTAATGAGCGTCCCCACGTATCAAGTCCTCGTCGGATTCCAAACAACCACAGGATTCGGTACACCCTTTCAACTTGACGATGCCGTGTATGGCCTGCTTGACACGGGCACCCTCGGCGGTCTCGCATACGCAGACCTCACATCTCTCGTTCTTTCGGTCAACATCAGGCGCGGACGCAACCGCCAACTTGACCAGTTCAACGCAGGAACGGCACAGGTCGTATTCAACAACAGCACCCGAGTTCTTGACCCGCTGAACACGTCCTCGATTTATTACCCATATGTGTTGCCTCGCTCGCCAATCATCATCTACGCCAACGGCACCCCCATTTACACGGGCTACGTCGAAGACTGGAACCTTGACTACTCAATCCCAAGCCAAGACCGAATGTTCGCTCGATGCGTTGATGCTTTCGGAACTTTGGCTAATCAACAACTCAACGCCTTTACCCCGTCCGCAGAATCATCGTCAGCGCGCGTCAACGCCGTTCTAGACCGTCCAGAAATCAACTACCAAGGCGCAAGGTCTATCGGTACCGGATCATCAACTTTGGGCGCTTACGCGGTCACACAAGACACAAGTTGCCTCGGTTACCTTCAACAGGTCAACACCTCCGAACAGGGCTATCTATACACAGCAGCCGACGGAACTCTCACTTTCAAGGGAAGGACAAGTGTTCTGAACCCCGTCTCAGGCGCATCCTTCACAAGCAATGGCACTGGCATCCCGTACATGACCCTTGTCAACCAGTTTGGGTCGGAGTTGCTTTACAACTACATCGTGACCCAATCCCCCGCAGGAGCTGCACAAACATCTTCCGACTCGACGTCAATCGCTTTGTACCAAGCGCAGAACTACAACCTTCTGAATCTACTCAACTCAACAACAACAGAAGTTGCTGGTCTCGGCGCGTACCTTCTTGGCAAATACCGTAACCCTGTTCTTCGCTTCACAGGCATCTCATGCGAACTCGCAGCGCTGACGCCTGCCCAATGGTCAACCATCTTCGCCATTGACCTCACCTCAATCGTCACCGTCCAAAAGGACTACTCAACCGGATTACCCGCATCAGAATCGCAGACCCTCATCACTTCAGGAATTGAACACCGAATCGTTCCAGGGTCTCATATTGTTTCGTACACTTTTGAGAGTACGGACGGCAACCAATACCTGACCCTTGACGATGCAATCTTTGGAACGCTCGACAACAACCTTCTCAGTTTCTAAAGGAGACAAAAATGGCAACACAAACCAACCTTCCGGCAGCTTTTGTCGCTGGTGATATTTTAACGGCAGCACAACAAAACAACCTTCGAGGGGCATTTCGCGTCTTGCAAATGTTCAGCGTTCAAGGCGCAACCCAACAAACTTCTACAAGCGCAACTTACGCGGATGTTACGAGTCTGACCGTGACGATTACGCCTCAAGCGTCAACAAATAAGATTTTGATTGTTTCAACAAATGCTTTATTGGCAAGTGGGGCAAGCGCGGATGCTGGCATTCAATTTCTTCGGGGTGCAACCACAATTTACACGTCAGTTTCTGCAATCATGGCGACCAACACAGGTGGAACGTTTACTAACATGTATCTTGATTCACCAGCAACCACCAGCGCGACTACTTACAAAGTGCAATTTAACCGCAATGCAGGCACAGGCACAGTGTTCAGCAGCATTGCAAGCACTTTGTCTAACCTTGTCATAATGGAAATAAGCGCATGAACATAGAACCAACACCAATGCACCAACTACTGTTAGACAAAGGCTTTGAATCTGGTTGGGTCTTGTCCGAGGAAATTTTGCAAGTTTGGGATCACGAAGAAACCCCCCCTTTACCATTGAAACGACCATCCAAGAATGCGTAAAAGCCTAATTCTATTGGTGTTTTTGGGCTTGCTTACAGGCTGCGCGGATCGTGAACGTCTTAATTGTCCACGCACAAAGAACAAAGCCCTTCGAGGCGCAGTCATAATTGAAACAACAACGACAGAAGTCACTCAATACGGAACCGGAGGGAAATGCTTATGAAACCACAAAACAGACTAAGCAACGAAGAAATCAAAGCACGACTCATCTTTGTCGTAGCCGTCGGATTAACCGTTGCATTCCTTGCATCAATCCTTGCTCTTCTTTACGGCTTGCTATTTGTGACGCAACCTCTCGAGGTCTCGCCAAATGACGATTCAGCCTGGGCAGTACTTTCACCGATGCTTGCCACATTGACTGGCGGTCTTCTTGGCGTTCTTGCTGGCAATGGTCTTAAAGATAAACCGAAGGATCCGCCTGCGCCATGAGCAACCGCGTCTATCCGTATTACCCATCTTGGGACGGCAAACAGACACAACCCGTAACGGCAAAACTTGTTGAACTATGCGGAAAGCGTTGGGGTACGAAATCACTCGGAACATACGTCAATCGCCCAATGCGCAACAACGCAGGACTCTCCGTTCACGCCACCGGATACGCAGCTGACATCCAATACAAGGACGAAGCGCAAGCCCGCGAGATATGGGACTGGTTCCTCGCCAACTCAAAAGCCCTCGGACTGTGCGAACTTCATTGGTACGCCTACGGCTCCTATGGTGCGGGCTACCGTTGCTCTCGAGGTGAAGGCAAGGCAGGAGTCAAAATTTACACAGCCGACGACAACGCAGGTTCGTATCAAGGCAACCCGAACTGGCTTCACTTTGAAATGGCAAAACAATCCGCAGAAGCATTCGAAGCCGCTTGGCGGGCATTGCCGAAGCCATAAATCGCTCGAGGACATTTTCCCCTCGTGCTAGACCTCGGGATCATTTGTGTTTCCCTCATTGGTTCCGAGGTCGAATCCGCCACCTAGACCCTCGTCTGTGTTACAACATCTGGACACGTCAAGCGAAGGGAAACGCCATGACCGACACACAATTCATTTACAGTTTCATAATGGGATGGGTCAGTTGCTGGCTCTTCCTCAAAATGATGGCTAACCGCCCATGATCGACACCTACGGCTATCTTCCGTTACTGTCTAAGGACAAACTAACCCTCGTCCAAATCTTCACGGATCTGGCATCAGGAGAACATCTCAGAGTCACAGTCGCCACGAGGCGCGCTCCCTGGCTGACTTGGTCTCCGCCGACAGAAGTTGAAAAGGTTGAATCGTAGAATCATGGCAATTGCCCTCCTCACCGTTTTATCCATTCCCGCACCCGCATTCGCAGCTGCACAACAAGACACTCACGAGCAGTATCACGGCGTCCTGCCAGACGCTTACTACAACGGATTAGCCCGTTGCGAAACTGGCGGAAACTGGCAACACTCCACCCGCTCCTACACCGGCGGACTTGGCATATATCGAGGCACCTGGCAACGATGGTCAGACTCCTCAAGTGCCAAAGGAAAAACCCCTGCGCAACAAGTCAAAGTCGCAGACGCAATCGCATTCAAAAGCCATATCAACCCCGACGGCACCAAAGTTTGGCGCGTTGGGCCTTGGGGATGGGGGTGTCTCAAAGGGCAGAAATCCTTGCAGGCGTTCATCTGCAAGTCCCGACACACGCTTGTCGCAAGATGGAAGCGTGGATGCGGTACAGTCCACAAACACAAATAGAAACAGATGAGGGAAACATCATGGAACTAACAACCGACGAGATCATTGCGCGTCTCATGAATCTGTCAGTCAAACTTGACGGAGAGATGCGCTTTGAAGAAGGCTCAACAGTCAGTCAAGCAATCGCTCTGATAATGACCATGCGCAACGCAGCCGAACGGATGCGTCACCCGAGCATGACCTACAACGAAGAGATGAAAGCAATCATCGAGTGGATTGTTGAGCCGAAATGAGCATCGAAGACTACGAGCCAGTTCAAAGCAGATTCTCTCGTTTCATTGAATGGTCAGAAACACGTGAGCAGTTCTTCTCTGTAATCTCTGAACTTCTGTCAGCCCCAGGCGACGACATCTGCGTCATGAAGACCACCATTCTCTGCGACGGCGTCGTTGTTGCGACAGGCCATGCCGAAGAAATTAGAAATCAAGGCAACGTCAACAAAACAAGTTCACTCGAAAATTGTGAGACCTCCAGTTTGGGGCGTTGTTTAAGTAACTTTCCGATGCACAACTTCTGCGGAACATCGCTGGACAAACGTCCATCGCGGGAAGAGATGCAAAAAGTCGAGCGCATGACCTCGAGACCGAACGAGGGCGGAAGCATTACCGAGCCGTCGAACCTTGCCTCAGACAAACAACTCAACATGATTCGCGCCGTTTGCAAATCCATCGGGCGCACAGTCCCGAGCGGAATACAGGGTTGGACAAAACGAGAAGCGTCGCAGTACATCGACACAATCAAGAGCAACCCTCCTGCACCGGAACAAGAACCCGAAGAGGCGTTTTGATGAACATCGTCAAGTCATACTGGCTCGCATGGAACCCCGCAAGGCTTCGCCGTTTGTTATTACTCAAGGATCAACAGATAGCAAACTGCAATAACGGTTGGGGCAATATGCATACAGAGTTACTCATTGCGAAAGACAAGTGCAAATGCCTTGAAGCAGAGATTGCGCGTCTTGAAAGGTTGAGTCATGGTTGACCTGCTCACCCTGCTAATCATGTGCGTCAGTCTGTTCATGTGCGGATTCCTGTTGGGAAAAGAACAATGACCGTCTCAGAAAAGATATTCCAAGATCAAGTCATCAAGGTCGCACGAATGCAGCAATGGCTCGTCTTCCATGCCTCACCCTCATCGCCCCGTCCTGGAGTGTGGCGGTCAGACGGCAACGGATTCCCCGACCTCGTCCTCGTCTCAACCTCTGTGCCATCTCGAGGAGTCATCTTCTGCGAACTCAAAACCGCTGAAGGCAAACTGTCAGCAGAGCAAGAAAAGTACGCACGGTGCCTCATCAACGCAGGAATCGAATATCACCTCTGGCGACCACGAGACATCGACGCAATCGCAGCACGACTCGGACGACAGGCCAAGATTCAATGAGACAACAGATCAGGGTCTTCCTCACCAAAGAAGAAGTTCGCCTCGCTTGCACCGGAGGGATAGAACACCGCATCGACGCCATGTTCAAACACCAACGCCCAGGAGCATCAGACCGCCCGTACCATCTCCAACATTGGTGGCAGTCCCACATCACCGGATCACTTGGAGAAGTCGCCGTCGCAAAAGTCTTTGGAGTTGATTGGCAATGGCAAGAGAACGAAAACGGCTTTGACGTGCTTGAGTACCAAGTCAGAACAACAGAGAACGCAGACAACACAATCAAAGTCCGTAGGCGCGACAACCCCGACCACAACTTTATTCACTGCAAAATACGAGACAACCGAGTCCTCATCGAAGGCTGGATTACAGGTCGCGAAGTCATAGACAACAACGAAGAGATCTACAAGGATTGCTTCACCATCAAGGACTATCGCTTGTACTCAATGACCGACCTACCAGAGTTCCCTCAGGAGCTGCCAGAAGGCGTCGAGATATTCAAACCAAGCGTCCCACGATTAGGAACAGCCAGATGATTGTCGTCGCGTGGTACATCCTTCTGTTAAGTATCGGGTTAGCAATCCTTCAGGGGATACGCAAGGACTAAGATGCCAACACAATTGAGTCAAGCAAGCGCGCGTTGGGGATTGCACTCAGCCGGAAGAACACTCGGGAACGAGGGTCGAGCAGTCTGCCCTCGGGCTACTGTGCAGCGTCCAAACGTCATAAATGTGAATGGTGACCGTCCAACGATGTCAAACATCCGGCAACCTCAGAGACATACTGGAATCGCGGGGGGCGAGCATTACACAACACCCGACCACAACGAAAGAGACCAAGACCCCTCGGGGGGTCGCGGTAGCAGGGGGCAACCATGAGCAAGAGAACAAGTGATCCAGAGTTCAGACGCAGACGCGCAGAACTGCTTCAAGGCAACCCCCTCTGTCATTGGTGCAACAAAGCACCCGCCACCGAAGCAGACCACCTCATCCCATACGACATCGTCGGAGACGACACCCCCTTAGTCGGAGCATGCAAGAGCTGCAATTCCAGAAGAGGGGCTGAACACGTCAACGGAAAACGAACCGCACAAGCACACGCCAGAGCAGAACACCTCGGACTAGACCCAACGACAAAACCAAAAAAAACAAAAGAAACAGAACTTTTTTTGAAAACAGAAAAAATCAAGCCCCCGTCCCCTTCCTTTCTCTTATCTGAAGGGATTCAAACCGAATCAGTTCGATGTCTCGCGTCTGCGGACATTTCGCTCGGTGTCGGAATGGTTGAGCCAAGATTGGAATCGGTTGTCCAGGCGGTCGGCTCTTATGGTGATCAGGTTGCTGCGTGGGCGGAAAGAGTCCAGGGGAAAACATTGTTTGAGTGGCAGCGCATTGCTTTGAATGGCCAGTTGTCTCATGATGTGAATGGTGACCTTGTGTTTCGTGAGTCTCTTGTTGCGACTGCTCGTCAGAATGGTAAGTCGGTTGCGTTGACTGCTTTGATTGGTTGGGCGTTGACGGAATGGGCGGTCACTCGAGGAAAGGCGGTTCATGTTCTTTCGGTTGCCAACAAACTTGATCGCGCGGTTGCAATCTTCAATGAACTTGCTCCGGTACTCGAGGCTCAATTTGATGCTCACGTCACATGGAGTTACGGACGCAACAAGGTTGAGATGCCGACGGGATCTTCGTGGGAGGTGCGAGCTGCGACTTCTAATCTTCACGGCGGAACGTATGATTTGATTGTTGTTGACGAAATTTGGAACGTGTCGGAAGAGGTCTATTTTGATGCGCTTCGCCCGTCGCAGATTGCGGTCAAGTCTCCGCTCCTTTCCTCCTGGTCAACTTCAGGTGACGAATCTTCTAAGACGATGCAGCGTCTCCGCGAGGCAGCCATTGGTGCGATAGATCAGCAGAAACAGACCCGTCTTTATTTTGCCGAATGGAGCCTCCCGTCAGGAGCAAACCCGAACGAGGAACTCAATTGGGGCTACGCCAACCCCGCACTCGGTCAAACCATCACTCTCGAGGCTCTTCAAGCAGCTGCGGAAACTCCTGATCGTGCAGCGTTCCTCCGTGCGCATCTCAACTTGTGGGTATCGTCGGCAGACGCATGGATTCAGCCTGGAGTATGGGACAGGCTCTTCACCGAATCGGAATGTCCCGCCGGTGGCGTCCTTGCGGTGGACTCAAGCAGTGACTCGTCAAAGTACGTTGGCATCCGTTGCGGACTTACCGAAGAAGGCAACATCATTGCGACAGTGCAGTTTTCCACAGAGTCCCTCAAAGATATGTGGATTCATGTGAATAAGGCAATGGACGAAGACCTCAAGTTGAGACTGGCAATCTCACCCGCTCTTGACCTTCACACTCCAGAGAAATTGGAACGCCGACGTCAAATCTTCGGCTATGCAGAGGTACTCAAATTCACTGGTCTCACCCGCTCGCTCATTCTTGAGAAACGTATCTACCACCGAGGCGAAGAGTTGTTAGCAACCCACGTCAATCGCGCCGTCCTTGCCCGCGCCAACGGTCAAGTTGTGATCAGCAGTCAACGCTCCCCTGGGCCGATTGAAGCCGCTCGACTTCTCGTTGTTGCAGCAGCTCTTGTTTCCCGCCCGTCAAATACTGGACGCGCAGCAATGGCGTTCGGAAGGTAGTTGCATTTGCAACAAGTTTGTGGGAGACTCCAGTCGTGGCGTTCTTCTCCCGAAAAATAACTACTGCTGAATTTGCGTCGTCGCCAATTAAAGCCGCTGCCGGCGTTGCTGGTCTCGGCGTCCCCCCGATGTACGCATGGTCAAGCGGTGCTTTTGAGCAGGTCGCCCTTAGTCTCCCGACGGTGTCGAGGGCGAGAGACCTTCTCGCCTCGACCATCTCAAGTCTTGAGTTCCGTCAAAAGGTCAAGCAATGGAACGGCACCGAATACGAAGAGATATACGTTCCGAATGAATCGTGGATGGAAAACCCTGATCCGAAAGTTCCGCGCCAGTTCATCCTTGCCAACACCGTGACCGACCTATGGATGACGGGACGCGCATTCTGGGCGGTCACTTCTCGCAACGCAACCGACGGACGACCCATGAGTTTCGAATGGCTACCCTCCGCAAACATTCAGACGCCGAACCAGCAAGGCCCACAGTTCTTCGGGATGCCAGACGAAATTGAGTTCAACGGCATCCAGTTAGACCCTAACGAAATCATTACTTTCCTCGCACCGACAACTGGTCTCATGTATTCAGGCCGACGCTCCGTCAGCATCGCAACTCACCTCGATCAGTACGCAGACCGCGCAGCCACGATCGAAACCGTCCCTGGTTATCTTCAGCAAACTTCAGCAGGCGAAACAATGTCTGGTGAAGAACTCGGAGACTTGGCAGCGCAATGGGCGCAGGCTCGCCGAGAAGGAAACGTCATTGGCGCGTTGAACAACTACGTCAACTTTGTTGAGTTTGACCGCGACCCGCTTGAAGTCAACGCAGCGCAGCGCGAATACCAAGCCCTCGACCTTTCCCGTATGTGTTCAGTCCCCGCGTACCTCGTATCGGCACCGACTCCAGGCGCATCCATGACTTACCAAAATGCAACGCAAGCCCGTCAAGACCTTTGGCTTTTCGGCGCGCAAATGTACGCACATGCAATCGAATCTCGTCTCAGCATGAACGACGTCACCGCGCGCGGACGCTATGTCTGCTTTGACACCGACGACCTTCTTGCCGTGGGCGATATGCACGACGCTCTTATTGAGCCACAAGTTCCCAACTATGAGGAGATTCCTTCATGATCAAGTTCACCGCCGTCCCCGTCACTCTTGACGCAGCAGCTGGAGAAGATGCACCGCGCACCATCACCGGCATCGCAGTCCCCTGGGACACAGTCGCAACCGTCTCTGGCGGGGAGAAGGTCATGTTCAAGCGCGGAGCCTTTGACTTGAATGCCAAGCCCGCGCGACTTCTTGAAAACCACGACGGACGCCCCATCGGCATTGTCACCGAACTTGTCGACCTTGACAACGGCCTCGGATTCAGCGCAACTTTCGCTCGCTCAAAAGCAGCCGACGACGTCGTTGAACTCATTCAAATGTCCGCATACGACTCAGTTTCCGTTGGCGCAGTACCCAAAAAATTCAAGTACGACAAGAACGGCGTCATGATTGTTTCATCCGCCGATCTACAAGAACTTTCGGTTGTCAGCGTTCCGGCATTTGCCGACGCGGTCATCGAAAAAATCGCTGCCTCAGAACCCGACCCAGAGGTCGAAGAAGAGTCAACCGAACCCC